TCTGTCCAAACTGCCTGAACGTAAGTATCGACATTAAATACGGCAGTATCCAAGTCATAAACCTCTCCAGAACCTTCAGCATCTGGATACCATCCGGCAAAAGTAAAACCTTCACGAGTAGGGTCAGTAGGAGCAACAACAGAAGCTCCTTTAGTAATAATCTGAGCATCGGTAGCAGAACCACCATTTGCCACAAAAATCACCTTAACCTTTCCATCAGCAACTGTTTTCGTAACAGCTGAACCAGTTCCAATCGGAGAACCTATGTCCTCTTCTTGAACTCCAGTAATGATATCACCACTGGGAACCAAGAATGACTGAATCTGGCTAGAGGTAATCGTTCTTGACAGCACATCACTCTTTGAGTGAAGTGCTATCATAGAATACGTAGTTACCTCTCCTGCCGGGACGGAAGTAATCCGATAGACTACACCATCTTTAAGCACAAGTTCGCCAATATTCATTTACTACTCCTTACGCTACGTTGGAAATGAAAGCTACGAGAGGAATGTTCTTCAAGTCGTACTTCAACGTCCAGTTTGCAGGATTAGCCAATTCTGCATTGGTCGGTGATTGCTCAGTAATATTAGCTGTTATCAAACTAAATCCATACGGATGCAAGAGACGACCCCATTTGCTGAACAATGAGGTTTCGCCACCATTGGTCTTAGGATCACGTAACACTTCATTCGGCATATCGATACGAGCAGGAGCAGTCATAATCAAACCACTACCACAAAGATAGGTATGATAATTGACTAAACCACTGACAGCGTCAGTCTCGAAAGTCATGGTATCGTCTATGATGACAGGCATACCAAGAAACGAACGAGAATAAGGGTCAGCAGTAATAGCACCAGCCTTGATGGTCACATCATTAGCAAGGCCCTGACGCACAAGATCAGTATAGACGGCGCTGTGCATAAACCAAGTCTGGAACTCAGACATATGGTCACCGAGAGCGTTCTGCATAGCAACGATACCGTTATCTGCACCAAGACGGTTAGCTGTAGCAACAGTTCCGACATCGGCACGAGCAATATCATTAATATGAGTAGCGAAAGCGGTAACGCCCTCAAGTCCTTTGAAAATGGACAGAAGAGTCTTTTGATTCTGCTTAGCCTGATACGCACCGATATTACCAGCTACATTGGACAAGTCATTGGCACCAGTCAATTCATGAGTGAAATCACCCTCTGTCCAAGCTTTCATCCTACGATACGCCATTCCTGTCATGGACTTTCCAGAGAGAGTCGCAGGAACGTTATCGGTCTTTCCATCATAGTTCAGAGCATCGCCCTCGAACGGAACATAGAAAGGAATGGTAACAACGTTATTCTTGTTGGTGATACTAGCAGAAACTTCAACAGGAGCTGGAATAACAACTCCAGAAGAAATGAGTAATGAATTTACTGGATCTCGCTCAGCGATATAACCAGTAAATACTTCAGGATCAAAGACAAACCCTCCAAAGGTTCCGGGTGTAGTAGGCATTCAATATCTCCTTAAATTCGTGTTGACGATGCTTTTAGTTCTCTTTCGAACCGTACAGGGTCAAGTTTCTTCAATTCAGTGCGTTCCTCATAAGTCATATCTTTGTATGCTTTATCGGAAAGTGCTACTGTTTTTGGTTTCGGCATGTTTTTCAAGTTAGTCTGAAGTTTAGTGGAAACCGCACTATCAACGGCAGACTTAAAGTTCTTCAAGAAATTCTCGGTATTGGCAATACTCTGCTCTTTGTTGTCGCTAACAAGCATTTCCAATATACTTTCAATAGCATCCTCGGCTACCCCACCAGTACGAAGCAAATCTTTTGCGTCAAGCTTGTTCTCTCTAAGAGAGATATCAGCAACCATTTTAGCCATCTTTTCTTCGGCGGTCATGTTTGCTTCGGCAAGTGCCTGTGCTTTCGCAATAGCGATAAGTTTCGGGTCTTTCAACGCCTTTTCTGTAGCAGTCTTGCTCGCTCGTGTTCGTTCTTGGTCAATGTACTTCTGTACCTCCGGGGTCAAATCCTCAAACTTGACTTCTTTCGGTATAGCAGGTGTGATTGGAGGTGTTGCATCTGGCACAGCAGGTACAGCAGGAACAACAGGCGGAACAGTCGGCGGTACAATCGGATTTGCACTAGGTGCGGTAATAGGGTCTGGCATATTAAATTCTCCTTAAGTCTGTCTTTGTATCCCCTTGGGTCTGCAAAGTTTCATCCTTTGATACTATGTATTATAACACTTTGAGATGTTAATGTCAATATAAACAGAAAACTTATTTGTGTAAAAATAAACTATTTTCTGTCTACCTTCTGTTTCATGGCAGGGTCGTTAACAGCTTTGGGCTTTTCAGCAGTAGGAGCGACTGTTTTCGTCTGCTCCATCTTGGCAACTTCCTCGTCATGAGCTTTCCAATACTCTTCACCCTTCCTTGCGAGTTCATCAGGTTCTGTAGTAATACCAACAGCTTCAAGAGAATCGGTAGGTGTGAGGATCTTGGTAGCTTGCAGTACAGAGAGAGCAGAAGCTTTGGCACTAAGATTATCAGTCATAGAGCGAGAGAACTTGACAGTGATATCACGCACGGTGATTCCCAATCCCTGTTTCTCAATCTCCAATATCTTAAGTATCAACCGAAGAGTTGCTCGTTCGGAACGTTTAAAGAACGTCTCTTTCATCCTAGCAATAACTTCAAGTCGTTCGTATCCGTTTCTCAGATATACAGCATCCCCGGTATCTCCACCAGATGAACTTCCAGTATCTTGTGTAGGCATACCGACTATGATGCGCATTTGCTCAAGCAGGTAGGTTCTCAGGGCTTCCATAGATTCTGGGTTAGCAGGATTGGCAAGATACTTCAAATCAGCAGGAGCATCCTTCATAGAACCGTAAGAGATTATATTACGAGCCTTGAACGCTTCTTGCTTAGTATCGGTCAAATCGATGTTGATACCGACAAGAATAGAACTGACAGCACCCTCAAGATCATTGATACAATCGCTTCCTACAAGATTGATAGCATCGAGAAGTGTCTTTGCCATCTCCCAATCTCCCATGCGCCACATGTTGTTGGGATATTCAATAATAGGGATGAGACCCATAGGGTTATCCTGCTCGTCTTTAATCATAGACGGTTCTAGCACACCAAGTCCTACACCGCTGGCTTCATAACGATAAATCTTGTCTCTGGTATAGACAAGATAGGCAAATTTTCCTATGCCGAAAACTGTAGGTTCGATTTCGTAATAGGTACATGCCAGCACAGGTGGATTGCCTACCTGACTTGAATACACTACAAATGTATTTCTTGGGTCAAGAGTAACAATGCTAAAAGGAACCTCGTCCTCGACACCATAGATATCGGCAAATATCCCTCTGAAAGCTGTGCCACAGATAGAAGCGTACTGAGCTATCTCTTGGTCTGAAGTGAATTTATCTTCTGCTTCCACCATTTCAGACAGTTCTTTTACTGCTTCTCTAGCACCTTCTTTCCGATGCACATAACAAATAGGCTTGCCAAAAGTGTATCCCACTATATCACGTGTTATTGACATAGCGTGGTTGAAGACTACCTTGTTGTCGATGTCAGGTCTGATAGTCTTGACTCTATACAGAATATCTTGATTGCCTTTGTAATATTCCATCAGATATGATATCTGACTTCTATTAGACATCTGCAAAGCCCAAATATTCTTCATGATAGTAGGGATGGTATCTACAGATATCTCCAGAGATCCGTCCTGTACCATACTGTGAGGAACGTAATCGGTCAACAACTTCTTACGTCCTAAATACACTGTGCCATCATTTACGCTCATACTTGCTCCCTAGCCTTAAGCAAGGCTACTTCCTTTTCCAAAGCATATGTTCTCTCTATGACAGAATTATGCTTTGTGACTTTTTTGTCCAATTCATCAAATTTCATTTCCAGTTTTACTAACTGTATATTCTTAGTAAACTTAGAAGTAACGACTACACCTGCAAAAGTAAATATTCCAATAATAATACTACTCATAATTGTACTATCCATACTACCATCCTAAATTTGATCTATCTGAAACAGTCAATTTCTGCAAATTATACCGTCTACACATACTAGCTAATCCTGCACACGAGTCTGGAGCATCATCATGCTTGTTCTTTCCAGTCTGTGTGAAAGTTGATAAAGCATGCATGAAAGAAGCGTACATAGACTCACGATCTATGATGGATATATCACGAAAATAGAATGTTTTGACAGCCGGAGAATGTTGGATTATCCTACTCAACTTACTTTGTGTACTTGGAGCACGTAAGCTCATAATGTTACAGTGTTTGTCCTGAGCTTTCAGCAAGTCCATTACATCACGACTATAGAAATCTCCACCATTGTTAGCTTCGAATATCATCCTTCGAATGTCATGTTGCATTATCTTACCTGCAACTACTGGCTCCGTAACTTCGTATCCGCCT